CAGTCAGAACGCTGACATTAACTTCTTGGACAAGAAACTCAAACAATTTTAGAACAAATGATGAAACGTATAATCGTTACATTGCTTGCCCTATGTGGTTTCTTGTCACATGGGCATTGCGAACTACCCACAGCGCCAGACGCTATTGTGCAAAATATAGAAATCCAAACAGGTTGCCTCGGAGATATTCCAGTCTATAATGTAGAATACATGGTATTAAATATAGGTGAAGAGCCTATTACTGAATATTGTATCGAATTATGGAATGAAGATTATTATCAATGCTTTGACAGCGATCTATTCGGTAGTTATGAAATACCACCAGGAGAGGGTCAAGTATTTACAACACAATTCTTTGAATTTACTGGCAGTCCAGGAGGTTTCTTCGTAGTTTCCGTAGATGGAGTTAATGATGAGATTATCACTGGTAATAATAATACGACTGTTTACTATCCAGAAGAGTGGGAAGTATGTCCGATTGAATGTGTTGCAGATACTATTGTGATAATAGAATACGAAAATGTTTACATAACCGATACTCTTTTGATAACAGAATACGAAAATGTTTACATATATGATACTACATATATTGAAGTAACTGACACTATTTTAGTCGACAACTATATCTATGAGTATATAACTGATACTATTTTAGTCGATAACTATATTTACGAGACTGATACTTTGTTCTTAACTGAATATGTAACCGATACTGTTTTTATTACCACTATCGATACTTTAATTCAATATGAGTATGTTTTAATTAATGATACTGTAACTGAATATATTGTACAAGAGATTTATATTGACTGTGATACAGGCCTACCATGCGATGAAGGGCCTGAGCTTGACTGCCCAGACTGGACTTCAATCTATATACCTAATACATTTACACCAAATAATGATGGTATTAATGATGTCTGGAAGATTATACTAGATTTAAACTGTTGGTATAATATAGAGTTTCAGATCTACAATCGCTGGGGTGACAAAATCTATCATGGTTATGGTGACTCGTTCTATAGTTATCCATTCTGGAATGGTAGCATCGATAATGGAGACCATCATGCTATAGATGGAGTTTATACCTATATTGTAAAGGCTAATAAGTCAGGCTCTGCAGAGGTCTTCCATAAGACTGGTCATCTAACCATATTTAGGTGACCGAATATATAATTAATGAAGCTATTAGATTTAGACTGGTACTCACAACCTCCAATTGATTTTGAACATAAGCAATATCTACTTTATGCTTATATGTCAAAGGTAGACCAGAAATATCTAGAGCAAAAGGTATCTCCACATCTATTACATCTTGAAAGAATGAAAGAGGAGATGGATTACTTTATTTCTAAGTGGATCGTTATGCAGAAAGTCTTTGATAAAAACAGATATGCCTGGTTTGATAATCCTAAACTAGAGGGTGAGGATAATATAGAATTAGCTAAAATTGTTGAAATTGTAGACTATGCTAGTCCGGTCGTAGATGCTAAGATTAGACAAGGTTATCTCCTATTTGAGAAGTACCCGAGACAGGTATTGTATTAAACCCTAATAATACTTGTTGTAAACCAAGCATAATCTGGAATTCCGGAGCTAGGGGGCCAAGCACTTATTTGTTGAAAAGTGCCTATACCACCTGGGGTTATAGTTCCAGGAATTGAAATTTCACCTGATACAGAAGAATTATATTCATCAAAAAACTCTACTCCAGCTCCAACTGGTACTGTTAAAAGCATTTCAGCATAACCGGTATTTCCGGTAGCAATGTCTTGTTCAAATATTATCTTTAATGTAGTTTCAGTATTAATAGTATACGTGTGCTTGCCCATCCAATGTCCAGGGTTATTCTCCACAGCTGTTCCCTGTGCCAATCCTAAACTTTGTACCAAAGACGAAGCTTTCTTATCAGCTAAATTTGTAAAAATAAAACTAGTTGGTGCAATAGTCTGTGTAATTGCGTCAGTAAATATTTTTACGCCACCTAGACCTGAAGTAATAAGTCCGTCACCATTTGTATTGATGCCAGTAAAATCATAATCATAAGCAAAATATTGAACTCTATTATTAACATTATCTACTGCAGTAATTTGAATTCTTTCTATTTCTGTACCCTGTAAGTTTTTAAACTTAGATGTTTCAGCAGGATCTATATACAAATAATCACCAACATTTAAAGCAATCCCATTAATTACGTTGTTATTATTAATTGGTTCTTCAAAATACATATTACCAAATACTTGGATATTGTATGTAGGGTCACCACCTCCTGTATTGGTACTTTGTTGGAAAGTCTGTTCTGTAGTAACTAACGATGAATAGCTTGTATCAAGTGTTCCGACGCCTGTTTCGCAATTAATAAATTTAAAAGAATTAGGACCGCGCACTTCTTGACCGAACGCCTGACCTGAATTATTATTTATTGAAATTGCATTTAACGGAGTAGCTCCGTGACTATTTAGACCAAACATATATTAAACAGTGTGATTTTTAATATAGTGTACTTCTATAACGTCGACTGAATCAATATCATATCCTAATCCGTTAAATGTAATTACCTTATTATTAACACTTGCTGTTAAGCTAGATCTCATTTTAAATCCATTAACAAATAAAGTAACTAAACTTGCAGAATTATTTTGAACATTATGTGTTACAGTTAATGTCCATTGAGCTGATGTTGCAGTGATAGTTTGATTCGTGAATTCTTCGATTATCATAGAATTCTCAGGTACAAATTGATTTTGTATATCCTTAGAATTAGGAATTTCTTGATTTGTAGCGGATGTCCAAGTTACACTATTGTTAAAATCCCCTATTTGTTTTGATTTTAATGTACCCATTTTAAATAATTATATTTTGGTTATAGTGTATATATCTTATACTATTAGTGCTTGAACTACAATACTATTAAATTATACTGTTCTCCACCTGCGTCTGTTAGACCATTGAACTTTCTTAGTTCTACCTAACATACTATAAGCTCCTACTTTCTGGTTAAAAATTGCTCTTTCGTTATTAAGTTGCGTATTACCATTTGTTTGTTCTGTACTCATTACTTGATTCTTTTTCTTAATTCACTCGAGGACCAGTTATGATCTCGACTATTATATATTATCTCTATTTCTCTTTTTAGACAGATGTCTTTTGCTGTAAAATGCTTAGTCTTATATTCATCTCCAATGATTCTACAATCTAGTTTAAATGACATAAAAATATCTTCTAAATCCTCTTCAGTTGTATAAGGTACTATCTGATCTACCCATTTACAAGCATTAACTTGAACCCATCTTTCTACTACAGATTGAATAGGTTTATTCTTTTCTGGTCGATCGATTGTAGGATCTGTTTGTAGTGCAACAATTAGATAGTCACAATGTTGTTTTGCCTCTTCTAACATTTTAACGTGACCTGCATGAAATAGGTCAAATGAAGAACATGTAATTCCTATTTTCATTTCTTTTTCTTTTGAAATAATGGTATAGTAACTGTAAATACGGCACCTCCCATCGAAGTAGCTAGAACATCTCTACCTTCTACTGTTCCTCCAGTTCTATTATCATATAGTTCTTTTAATATGCCAGCGGAAACTGAAGCAGCCATGGCTGTTATTTGTGCTCTTGTTTTATTACCATGTTTTTTATATGACCAATGATAACCTAAGGCTCCTGCTGCAATACCTGCTGCAAAATGTGCCTGTTTATCTTTTTCTTGTAAAATAAAATTTTGTCCAACCATGTTTGTCGTTAACATAAACGCAATAATAAGTAAGAGTTTTCTCATAGTTTAATTGTATTGCTGATAGTATCTGCTATATTTTTAAAGTATTCTTTGTCATCTCCATACTTAGTAACCATCGCTGCAGTACCTATTCTAATACCAGATGTTTCCCATACTCCTCTTGGATCGTTAGGAATTGAGTTTTTATTTACTACTATATTATGCTCAGCTTCTAATCTATCTGCAACTTCAGCTCCTGATTTATTTCCAGTGTGAATTAAAATAATATGCGAGTCTGTTCCTCCTGTTGTCAGCTTAATACCATTTTGTTTGAAGGTCTGACACATTAATTCAGCCATTTCAACTACTTGTTTTGAATACTCTTTAAATTCAGGTGCAGATGCTTCATGGTATGATTGTGTTTTACCAGCAACTTGATTCATCAGAGGTCCACCTTGTGTTCCTGGGAAAACACCTGAGTTAATTTTCTTAGTGTAGTCTTCATTGTTCCAAAGAATCATTCCACCTCTAGCTCCTCTTAGAGTTTTATGAGTAGTAGAAGTAACGAAATCTGCATGTGGTAGAGGTGACTCGTAAACACCACCTGCAATTAGACCACTATAGTGAGCCATATCTACTAGAAGCAAAGCACCAACTGAGTCTGCTATCTTTCTGAATTTTAAGAAATCAATTTGACGAGGATATGCAGATGCTCCAGCGATAATCATCTTAGGTTTTAGATTATGTGCTTTCGCTGAAATTTCACCGTAGTCTAACCAACCATCTTCATCGACTCCATAGAAATGATTGTCAAACCATTTTCCACTTAGATTAGCTGGTGAACCATGAGATAGGTGACCACCTGCCGAAAGGTCCATACCTAAAATAGTATCTCCTGGTTTAAGAAATGCTTTAAAAATTGCTAAGTTAGCATTAGCTCCACTATGAGGTTGTATATTTGCAAAATTACAGTCATATAGTTTAGTAACTAATTCAATACCATAATTCTCTAACTCATCATAGTTACCACAACCATTATAGTATCTCTTGCCTGGAAAACCTTCAGCATATTTATTAGTAAATACAGATCCACAGAAATATCTTACATCTTCTGATGCAAAGTTTTCAGAAGCAATAAAATTATGTTCTTCTATCTGTCTAGTTTCTTCTTCTCTTAGAATATTAAGTATTTTATCGTTTATCATCTATTAGCTTTTTGATTTTTGGATTTAAACTTTGTTGACGGATTTGATTTACCGTGTTTTGTTTTTCTACCTTTAACTCTTTCTCTCCACATTTTAAATGAAGACTCTTTCATATTCGCCCTCATTATTTTTCTAACATCATTCTCTTTAAGGCCAAACTGAAATTCTATAGCCTCAAATGGGGTTCTATCTTCCCATGCCATCTCTATAATTCTATCAACGTCTCTATCAGTTAGTTTCATTCTGGCAATCTATCTTTGTCAACCCTTTGTGGAGTATGTGTACTTACTCTTGATGGAGATCCGTCTTGATTAAACCAGTCATCACGCGTTGCAATAGCATTTATTGTCTTAATAGGATATAGTTCATCTATATCTGGTCTTGAATGCTTCATATATGTAGCTGTAATAAATTCATCATTAGGGAATAAATTATCTTCTAACTTATAGTCTACTAGTTTCTGTGCCCCTGTTTTTGTTAGGACATAAGATTGCATATTGTAATGTAAAGAGGGTATACACCATGTATCATCTAATTTAATATCATTACCATAATCGAAAACCCATCTTCCTAAAGTACAATAATCCCACACAAATGGCCAATTAGGATTAGGTTCTGGTAATTCGCTTAACGTTTTAATAGACCAAAAGTCTTCTTCTAGAATTAAACATCTTTCTTCTTTACCTTTTGCAATTCTTTTCCAAGCATTAATATGACTTAATGCACATCCTATTTCTCCTGGTTGTGGTGGTAATTTCCAATGTGGATTATCAGTTTTTTCACCTAATCCGAATTTATTAAAAACAGTAACTCCTTCTGGAATAGGTTGCGTCCAACCATTATGGCCTGATAAAATCTCACATTCGATTCTACTTTCAAAGCCACATTTATCTAGTTTAGACTGTATTTTATCTACCTTTGGTTGATCTATACCTAAGGCTAAAATATAAACCTTATCAATTCTCATTTATTACTTGTCTATTTTTTTGGTTTCATCAGGTGCTGCTTCACCACCTACTGCCTTTGGATCTTGCATCCAAGCAATATATTGGTCAATCATTCTTGATAGAGCTTCTGGTTTTTCATCTTTCTTAAATTTTACTTTAATAGATGACATACCGCCTTCGCCCTGTTTATGAATACAAGGTGCTCCGTGATCTACTTTAATAGATGCTATATTATGTTCGTAATTCTTTTTTCTAAATAGACCTAATAGATCTTTTTTAACATCAGATACTTCTTTTGGATCGTCGCCAAATTGTAGTCTTGCAGAAAAGTCAATCTCTAATTCTGATAGCCCAATAGAACCATGGTCTGCAAGAATAAAGAGTGGTATAACCATTTCCTTCTCGCCGACTTTAAATGTTTTACAGATAGGAGTACCATCATCATTGAAGTAGTTACGAATTGCATTGATGTGTTGCCTCTCAGATATACCCTGAGCAACCATTGCTGCTTCTAATAGACCACCAATTAATTCTTCGACATTTAGTCTTGCCATGCTTATCTAACTTAAGTTACTAATTATACCTTAATTATCCAAAATGTTTCATTGATAAATATAACAACTAATATCAATTTCCATGGACAAAAAAGTGAGTTTTATTTGTACATCATATCGTAGATATAGATGTGTACAAAGAATTATTAAACAGTATCTACTACAAGACTATCCTAATAAAGAATTAGTCATATTAAATACCGACCCTGAATATTTATTTACCTTAGATTCTAGCCTAAAAGATGAAAACATCATAGTGGTTAATAATCATGTTGATTATGCAAAGGGTGAATTTTATACGAACAGGGGTGATATTTGTAGAGATGCAGTCGATCATGCAACTGGTGATTATTTCATGCTAGCAGACGATGATGATATTTACTTACCATGGCATATTCGACAGGCTGTAGATGGCATTAATAGAAATGGCTTAGATTCATGGAAACCTGAAAGAAGCTTTTTTAAAAATGACAATAAGTTAGAAACCGCTAGGAATACTATGGAAGCTTCTATAATAGTTAAAATGCAACGTATTAGACATATTGGTTTTAGATCAGATTTAACTGGATATGAAGGTATTAGCTGGTATACACAACTTAGAGATGAAGGTCAGTTAAATGAACATGAAAAATATTACATTCCATCATATTGTTTTAACTGGGCATCCGATCCATTTGCTGGACATAAACAATCTGGTGATATTGATAATCCTGATAACTTTGAGAATCATAAAAAAGAATCTACAGATTTTTCAAGTGAGCCTTTAACTCCATGTACAGATAGTATTGTAAATGAATTATATAAAGATCTTTACGATTATTTAAAAACACACCAAGACCAGTACGACCCAGAACTTTGGCAAAAATACATTGCCAAATACATTTAACTAAAAATATGCCAGTAAAACAAAATACTGGCATTTTTATACTAAAAAAGCCATCCGAAGATGGCTTTAATACTTTTGTATAAACTTAGTTCTTACTACTTATTCGCCGCCTTTGTCTTTTGGTGGAGTAACAGTTGGATCAATCATTTCGATTAGAGCATCAGATAATTTCATCATACCTTCCGTTGGAGGTAATTGTTCAGCGTGTACGTTTACAGTATACTTAGCAGAATTATCTGTCTTTCTAGTGTTTTCTTTATGAGTTGCAACTTTACCAGACATTTGCGCTGAGTATTTCATACCGAACCAACCACCTGAAGCCTTAACAGTAACATCTGTTTCTGTGTCTGTAGATGAAGTTGATTGATTTGAAGTTTGTACTTCCATTTCGAAAGTAATGTCAGCGGTTTTAACAGCTAAAGCAGGTAGTGGAACTAACGGTAACATTGGTACTTTTGCGTAGTGAGTTACCCATGACTGTGTTCCGTCATCTGGGTTAGTCATCACCTTATTGATCTGTACGTCAAGTGCTCTTGTCTCACCTTTACCTTGAAAGGCAATGTCCTTGATGTATTTCCAAGTTACCTCGTTTAATTTTGCTTGTCCTTTCGCCATACCGACTAGAGGAGAAACGATTAAGTCTTCAATAGGAAGTCCTTTAAATTGATCTGCTATGTTTGCCATGTTTTAAAAATTTGATTAAGTTATACATAGTATATATCACGGCTAATATAATAATTTGTTACACTTATATTAACTTAGATTTGTGATCTCCGAATGTCGCGATGTCTTTATATTCATCCTTGATATTCTCTATATTTCTAAAAGCTGCACTAACCTGTTGTTTCACATCATCAGGTACTTCAAACTCCATAATAGATTTACAATGTGGGCATTGAGCAACTGGATGTTGCATTAAAAAAAGTAGGTCTACACCTAATTGTTGTTTACAAGATGGACATGGTAATGGCATATTATTTCCAGGGTAGCATTGTTATGCCTATTTTATTAAATATAAATTCAAAGATGATTACGAAAAGAATTCCACCTACTATTTGCCAAGCCCAGAACTTCCAGCCAGTTAAGCCCTCTTGCCATTTACGAAATCTAGACTCTTTAGCCTTTTCATAAAGACCTAACTTAGTATTAATTTTATTTGCCCACCAACCTATATCGAATAGATTGCCAAAAGCTATTAGTATTTTTCTCAGTAGTTTCATGGCCTATATTAGTAGTTTCTTTAATGTACTTTTCTTTATTTTCTGATTCCCACCACTCATCAATATGTTTATCGAAGTGCCATCTGTAATCTAAGCCTGTACAGAACTCTTCTTCGCACCTACTACATTTAATAATGGGTTTGCACATTATATGCCTTGTACAATTGCATTGTAGATTACCAATCCAACAACCATAGCAATAACTGCTATCATAGAAATACCTGCTAAAGTCTCACTAGTTTCTACTTGTTTTCTTGATCTACCTTGCCAATCTTCTCGGTTCCAGTTTTTATCTTCCATATTAATTATAGTTAATAATTGTATTTTGTTTCTGGGCAACAGTCTACGCGATTACACTCTTTGCAAATCCAATAACTATCTCCTTGCGCTGTCATGACCTGCATTGGTATTTCGCATTTCTTACAATACTTATCCATTAAGTATTTATCGTCCTCAAATGTTTATACCATTTGATTAGATGTGAAGCTGTCTTATAGTTAGTGGCTAGTGGTACATTGTGAACATCACAAAGTCTCATCAACATAGAAATATCTACATCATGGGCATGTTTGCCTAGTGGATCTCTCATAAATATAACCAGATCGATTTCACCTCTGGTTACCATTGCTGCAATTTCTGCATCTCCACCTAGTGGTCCACTCTGTACTGGTTCTACCTTCTTAATACCAGCTCTTTTACAATGAGAGCCAGTTGTGCCTGTGGCTACAATGTAAATATCATCTTGATTAAAGAAGGCCAATCTCTTTGATACGAAAGCAACCATATCTGCTTTCTTGTTGTCGTGTGCTATTAAAGCGATTTTCATATATTTTGTTTTAGTCGGGGTGGCAGGATTCGAACCTGCGGCCTCCACGTCCCAAACGTGGCGCGATAACCGGGCTACGCTACACCCCGTTCGTGTAACTCTTTTTTCTTTTGAGGAAGATCTCCCTCTTCGATTTGCCTTAATAAATAAAGAGAATTGCTAGTTCTAAATAACCAGTAATTCTCTCTTGATTCTATAATTTCTTGAACTGCTGTTGTCAGCCATGTAAAAGATGTATTGAATGGCGACATCATAAGACTTAGCCCCTCTTTTGGTAATTTATGTCTTTTTTTATACGTAAGATCATCATTAAACTCTAACCAAATAACCTTTGCTGATATTTTTTGAAAGCCAGGTTCTTCTGGTTTTGTCAATATCCACTTAGGCTCACATTCAGTCAGGCCAATTAATTCAGCCTGATCTCGATCAATCTTAAATTTACCATCTTCATCATAACCTAAGATGAGTTTGGGATGACGTCCGCCTATCATGTCTTCATTACTTTATGTAATATTTATGTGTTATAGATAAAATATGTGAATAGTTTCACGGTAGTCAAGGAGAGACTTGAACTCTCATGTAACCAATTACTCTTTCGACAAGGTATAAGCTTGAGGAGATACTTGACTATAACATTTACTTATGAATTCTCCACTTGGACTCTCCTTTCGGTTGTAGGCGTGAGATTTGACGCCTCGTTGTTCGGCTTTCGCCTATCCAAGAGCTGGGGAGTAGGGGACTCGAACCCCTACTTCTGCCTAACCAACTTAATCACATCGCGTAACTAGTATGATGCTTTCAGTCTTAAGGTTGGAGCGTCGTACCGTTTGACTAACTCCCCGTGTTTTAGTGAACCAGACAGGATTCGAACCTGTGACCGTCTGCTTAGAAGGCAGATGCTCTATCCAGCTGAGCTACTGGTCCATATTGTTTAGTACCCGAGGACGGGCTCGAACCGTCACGGACATTACTGTCCAAGGGATTTTAAGTCCCTCGTGTCTACCAATTCCACCACTCGGGCATTTGGTACTAAATCTAGATGTCAAAGAGCCTTGTTGTTAATTACAGTACTAATATACGAAATTAATCTGACAATAAAAAATCTGAGGGCAACTAATTTGTTAAAATTATGAAATTAAGTGAGGTTTGGCTTCAGCTAGTCCTGCATTTGTAACTACATTATATTCTGCTCGATTAAAATATTCAAGTAGATCATTAGCTCCAGCGTATGAGAATGCTGATTTGATTCCATCGGTTAGTCCATTGATAATAAACCTAGCGCCACCTTTAAATGGAATTGTAGTAGACTCGCCTTCAACATTACGTTGCTTTTGAGCGTGTGTAATTTTAGTCTCTAAAGATGCAGAACCACGGTAGCGTTTGAAAAGACCTGCTGGAGTTTCAAGAATGGCTCCTGGCGACTCCTTTGTACCTGCTAATAGTGAACCAACCATTACACAATCAGCACCCACTGCGAGCGCTTTTGCAATGTCTCCGGATGATTTAATACCACCGTCTGCCATGATCGGTACTCCACCAGAATCTGCAGCTTTAAATACGTCTTCAATTGAGGTTACATTAGGTACACCGAAACCAGTCTTAACACGAGTGGTACAAAGAGAACCTCCCCCAATACCAACTCGTAGACCATCAGCTCCCCAAGCAATCAGATCTTCTGCTGCTTCTGCCGTTGCGATATTTCCGGCAATAATATCTGTAAAATCTTCCAGATTTGCCTTTAATTCAGCTAGAGCGACTTCCATATTGCCATGGTGTCCATGCGCAACATCAACGAGTATGATATTACAACCTGCTTCTTCAAGTGCGGCAGCGCGGTCCAGGTAGTCTCCTACGACGCCCACTGCTGCCATGATAGGTAGATGTGAAAGTGAAATATCACCATCTCTAAAAGCTACTAGCTTTTTAACCTGTTCTACTTGCTCTTCAATAGACATAAACCTATGAATACAGCCAACTCCACCCATTTCCATTAGTGTTGCTGCCATTTCATACTCAGTTACTGTGTCCATACAACTACCTACAATTGGAATATCAATTGACCAGTTTCTACTAACATTGACTGCTAGTGAGATATTCTGGCGTGTTGGAATGTCAGAAAAGTTAGGGATGAGTTGAATATCATCGTACGTTAGTGCTTGCTTTCGCATTTTGTTTTAATTTAAAAGGTAAGAATTTAATAGTTATACTATGACTATCTGTGTTTGTTTCTTAAACTTTACCAGCAATTATAGCTTTTCCTCTACGAATTCTATTTTTAATAGTCTGAAGAGGTAAGTCATACTTCTTAGCAATATCTTCATATTTCATATTGTTAAGTAGTCTATCTTCTAGAATACCTTTGTACATTGGCTTAAGAGTTTCGATACCTTTAAGAGCTTGTTCGTATCTATTCATTAACTCATCATCTTCATCAATCCAATCTTGCTCAGATTTATATTCCATTTCAACAAGTAGATCTTTTGCAGAAGTTCTAGCATAATACCTAGATACTTCTATTCCACTATCTTGAAGTGCATCAATAGATCTTTTCTTATTTCTTTGGCGAATCCAGCCTAGACATTCATTGAATGCAATTCTGTAAAGCCATGTTGTGATTTGATATTGTGGATCGTATTGGTCTATTTTAGTCCACATTTTAGTAAGTGTATTTGTGACAATGTCATCTTTAGCCTCATTGTCTTTGACTACGTTAAAGACGTAGTTCTCTAAGCCTGGTTTTATTTTATCATATAAGACTTTGTAGTCTTTTTCTGATCTGGATGTTGTAAAATTTTCTGCTAGTTCGCGATAGGATTTTTTAGACATATATGCTTTTTTTTAGGTTAAACTTCTTAATAACTGTACTAATATAATAAAAATAACTGATATAAAAAAATGTTTTTGCAATTATTTTGTAATTAGTTTGTCTGTTAGTAGTATTATTACATGCTTTTTCGCAAACTTACATAATTACAGTACAAATATACGAAAAAAAACTGACATAGAAAAATACTATGGCAGTTATTTTGTAAAAGTTATTAACAATTTTAGAAATCTTGAAAAATTTCAATAAGTTTAGGTAACTCTTGTGGTTTGTGTCCCCATAGATCTGTTGACACATTAATAATCCTTTTTTTAGGATCTGATTTGAATTGTTTAGCTGGATAACCAATGAAAGAATACCATTTCTTTCTTTTACCTGGCCATGCTGCTAATGGATAGTAGGATAGAGCTGTTTTATTTTTTGCATCTTCTTCGATACACTTTATGATTTTACAACCAGGTCTTAGCATATTCTTATTATCTAATAATTCTAAAGCTTGGTCATGTTCTCCTAAACAGAATAAGATTTTACCATTTAATCTTAACATTGCATCTTGTCCAGTTTTAGGGTCATGTGCAAAATTACCTAAATGATAAACTGTATCATTTTTTGTAACTGTTTCATTCCAAAGTGAAACTAATTTATCTGTCATCTCATCGACACTTTCAAAGTCTCGATTATATTTTTTGATAGCTGTCGGTCTACCTAATTGTAGATTTGATGTTACGAATATTTTACCCATTAGGCTACTATAAATTTTATATTGTAATTATCCCAAAGCTCGTTACAAACTGCCTGTTCGTTTACACCACCCTGTGCATTTTGAATTCTCTTATCATCTGATATATCTACAAAAAGATAGAGTACAAAATCATAATGAGTTGCATAAATTAAAGACTGTCCAATACCAGCTCTAAGGTCTGAACCTCTTTTTCCTTTCTTGAATTCAATAGCAATTTTAATACCATTCATTTCAACTACCATGTCGGGTCTATTTCTAGTACCCATAAAAAGGATATGGCTAACTGTTGTGTTAACATCACCTTCCCATTTAACAGAAGACTTAACTATTTCTTTTGCCTTCTCTTTATCATCCTCACCTTCAGAGACTAAATAATTTGTTAAGTCTCTAACAAGGTGTGGGTAAATAAATTGTTTGATCTGATCTTCTGACTTTTTCTTATAGTTCAGTGTTCCGAATATATCTTCATGTGTGATAGACTCAGAAATAAGATCTAAAAATTCTACTCTCTTCGAGGATTTACTTGCTTGTTTCATTTGCAACTGGTTCTACTTCCGCTTCTACCTCTTCAGCACCTTGAATTTGAGTTTCTAATTCAGCTAATTCTTTATGTAAATCAGCTATTTCTTTATTCATAGTTGCTAATTCGGTCATAGCTATAGATACAGTTTCTCCTACATGTGTTAACATAGTAATGAATTTTCTTGCGCTTTCAATACCAGTGCCTTCTACATTTAGTAGTGCTTGATAAAGAGCGTTTAGTTCATGTCCTCTTAGACTGATGATAGTATCTTCGCTATCGGATTTTAATAATTCTTTATTTTGCAATTTAAGTTGGTCATATAAAGTAACAACTACTGCTGCGTTATTAGTTTTCCAGGTATAACCTTTATTAAGGTGTTCCATTAAGGTTTTAACCATTTTTCTGTCATCAAACTTGATTTCAAATGTTTTCTCAGCTGCAGAAATCTGCATTTGGTCAACCTTTTTGGTTAATTCTTCTTTTTGTTTTGTTAGCGTTTTGCTCATTTTAATAAAAATTTAATCTAATTTATATATTGTTCTTTTAAAAGTCATCATTTCTGACTCGTAAATCGAAGTCTTTAAAGTTTTTAAACTGGTCATCATCAGTATTCATCCTTCTAACGATAGAGTCATTTAGATCGTTTCTATATTCTAACCTTTCAACTCTAGAGATTCTAGGTGGATCTAAATATATTACCATACATTGGTCTCTATACTCTTTTGGTAAAACATCTAAGCCGTCTTTTGACATTATCATTACATCGGCAAGATCGAAATCTTTCTTTGTTTGACCATAATACCAACCATTGAATTCCATATACTCTACGAAGTCTCCACAAGAAATCATATCTTCAAATTCTTGTTTATCAACAAAGTGATAGTCTTTATGATTCACTTCATTCTCTCTAGGAGGTCTAGTAGTGTGGCTAACACCGCTTACAAATCCTTTCTTAGCTAGTCTATTCTTTAAAAAATCTTTGCCTGCGGCTGCTTTACCTACTAGTATTAACTTCATAGTTCTTATACTGATTCTTTAGTTTTTGTTTTATTCTTCTTAGTTCTTTTTCTTTTCTCAGGAACTGTACTAGGAGTCCTACTAAAATTACCCATGCCGTCGTAATCCATATTATCAGGCTGGCCATGTCTAGCATAGTAATCTGGATAGTTCTCTTCTCTATTTCTTTTAGAATTATGAAATATATTCCAAATTAAGAAATACAAGTAAGCTGCAAAAATAATACCACCTACAAGGAACATTACCGGATTCATAATTTTCTATTTTTACTATTGTTTTGAATTTGATTTGCAGCGATTGCAAATAGAAGAATAGTACCTGGCCAATGTGCAGAATATTGTGCTTCTGCAAAACTACCTGTTAAACCCAGTCCTACTGAGTAAAGCAAACAGCCGAATGCAAAGATAACTGCATACCATTCGAATAAAATATTTTTAAGCTTTTTCATATTTGTTTTTTATTGATTTAATAACTAATGAAGCTATGAGTGCCATAGCCGTGATGTTAATTGCATTAGGATGCCAATGTTCTCCACAAAATCCCATTGCATGATAGATTATTTCTGTCATTTTATTTTTGTTTGATGTTTCTTTAAGTCTTTTACCACGTCTTTACGAACTGTTTCTAAATACTTCTTTCTCTTTGCTGTAGAAACGAATGGCACAGACCAAAATTGTTTAGTCTTAGTCCATAAACTTGCTCTCCAACCGAAGACAAATGTAAATACTCCCATTACTAATCTAAGTTTAGGAGAGTTCAAATAAAGCGTTCTAACGGGCAGAGCAGGTGCACCATGTGTTATATAAGTTCTTACCTTTTTGTCGTTTAGAAACGGTCTGGGATATGCATACGGACCTACCACTGGTACAAATTGATATGCATAACCTGGAGTGAGTACTTCATCGAAGAAGATCTCCATTCTTGGCGTTAATCTAAACCACCATACTGGTGAGACAAAGTAAATACGATCTGCCCATTTAACTAGTTCTTTATACTTGTCAATTAAATCTGTTCTAGGCCTAGCAAAACTATCTCTATATAGATCGATAACTTCAATTTCATTTAGATAGCCATCCTCTTCTAATAGAGTTTTCTTAATCGTCTTAAATATACCGTTGTAACAGAATGATTTCTCATCTGGATGTCCAACGACTATTAAGTTCTGCATTCTTTCTTTCTTCTTACAAATTGCCATTTTATTTTAATAAATTTAAGAGCCAAGAGCTCGATTGTATTTTATCTCCTAGACCATCTACCAATTCTATTCCAAGCTCTTTACAAATTTGAGCTTCTGGTATTGAGTGGTTATTCTGGTCTCCGCCGTTTGCAAACATAAATTTACGGTGGTGTGTATTATTATTTTTAACTATATCTTCAATAGTCTTACAAACTGTTTTATCATGATCGATCGATATAAAGGCTTTATCAACTACTCTTAATGAGCTGACAATTTTTAGTCTCTCGTTTTCATCTTGGAACGCAGCAGAACCTTTCATATCCCTCTGTAGATCTGAGTTAACAATAACCCAAAGTTGGTCACCGCATTTTTTAGCATTCTCAAAATACTCAATGTGACCCTTATGGATTGGATTAAAATATCCACTAACGATTACTACTCTTTGCATTAGGGTGTATTTTCTGGTGCGGCTTGCACTTCTAGAATTTTATTGTAAGCTATTATATCATTTTCTTTTGTCCAAGCTTTCCAGTGCTCCACGTATTTCATAGCCTCGGCTTTACCGCTGCCTGGAGTTATCCCCCATTTAATAAAACGTACTGCATCTAATACGTCTTCTAAGTGTAGTGTTTTGTAAGCCTCTTCCATGGTTTGTGGCCTATCATCATAATGTTCGTGGAGTCCCATCATAAAAATTTAGTATATTTAGTTAATTCTTGTTTTCTTGCTTCTTCTAATCTCTTTGCATGATATTCTTTTGCATACTGCTCCATGATTTTACTCATTTGAGTGTAATGTGAAAATGCATCACTGTCGACAGCCAGATCTGGCCATTCGTTTTTATCTAGCCAATCCGCCGCGCTCATATAAATACTCTCCTAAATCGTCTCTACTTGTTGGTACATCATCCCATTTTGAATCATACCAAAACGTTCTACCATTTCTATCTTTTCTCTTTGACATTTCGGCATTGCCATAACACAACATAAACCGCTCCTGGATAGCTTCATCTCCAAATGGATTATCCCAATCCTTAATGCTTCCGCCACCTTTAGCATACGCTAGAAGTGGAATATCACGGCATAGATCTAGTAGTTTAGGGTATCTTGCGAATTGCATGCCTGCTGGTAAGAATGGATCTACATCACCAGCTCTATAAATAATTTCTGCTCTTAGGTAATTACCAATACCATTAAAATATTTTTGGTCCATTAGCATTTCATAAAGCGGCTTCTTTAGTTTAGTCAAGTTAGTCATGACTTTATCCCAAAATGCTTTATACTCTGTTGTTGGATCTGGACCTCTATTATCAGACCATGCTACACCCTGTTTCCACTTGCCAAAACGTCTGACATCTACAAAGGACATTGTAGTACCATCAGATCTATAAAATTTTAGGTGCGAATGTTTTGGCTCTTGTCCAGAATTGGTCAGTTTAAAATGCCCGGACATGCCCATCGTGATTCTCACAGGGATGTATTGGTCTGAATGTTTATCTAAAAAGTAAAGTACCATTTCTTTACCTTTAGAAACTGCTTTAATTTTAAATGTTTCAAATGGAATATTAAGGTCCTCGCATTTATGGATTGGATTCTTCTCCACTCTCACGTAAGTTTGGTCTTCTGATACTTGATTGACGTAGTCTGCTGTAAATTTGAGTTCCGCTAACTCTGGCATAATAAACTGATTTAGTTATTATAGAGAATTAGCGGGACTTGTTTCAATCTTTTGGCCAAAGTACCTCTTTAATATTATCGGCTAAATTAGGCCCATGCTTGAATGCATCAATTTCCCATTTACGGTCTGGATAGTTTATCTTAGTAATATCATAGATTGTATCACCTTTCCAAACCACTGCTTTACCACCTAAAGTCTTTAACCAATTCATCTCATATTGTTGTAGATGAATTAACTCATGTGCAATCGTGCTGATTGCTGTAGATCTGCTGATTCCCGTTTTTACGAAAATAACATACTGATCGCCGTTCGTTTTAATATATGCGTCAGTTTCATAGTCACCACCAAGCGATTGAGCCTGGTCTTGATTTCTAATAATCACCACCACATTATTAATCGACATTTTGTCTAGGCCAACTTGCACAATCGTGTCAAGGTAAGCCTTCTTATGTAGATTAAATACTGCGTTACGATTATTGAACTCGTAGTTTTCAAATTTGCGTTCTGGACGCGAAGCTAGATAAATGATTAGAGCTATAACTAATAGAACTATTACACCTATCCAGTGTTTAGTCTTCATATTCGCCATTCCATTTTTGAGAACCTCCCGAATTGTATATATTCCAGGACTCTTCCCAATAAATGTGGTCGTTGTTAGAACTGATAGTCGTCGTATTCATCTAGGTCTTGTAAAGATTTAACATTTTTGAGATTTACTCTCGGTTCTTGGTTGCGTTGCTTTTTCTTTTTAAACTGCAACTTTCTCCGGCGTTCGCCGTCGTCTAGGGCCTTCTCTGGCTTGCTCGACTTTTTCATTAGAAAATTTATTTGAAATTTAGTTTTCTGTAGGAGGGGTAAATTTGGTATCTTTATACTCCCAGCTATTTCCTGCTGCTGGAGTATTAAGAGTATCTGTTGAACACCAAACTGGAGGCGGTGTTATATTTGGAGTATCATAATATGGGTTAGGAGTATACATTGGATAAGCAGGTGGGATGTAGGTATCATCTTTAAGAAGTACTACTGCTTCTTCTGCAGTAATTTGCTTTTCGTCTAATAGTCTTTGTACAATGCTTGCCTTTGTCATATTTTATATATTTACTTTATGTGCATTAATAGCATTCATAATTTCAGAAATATTATCAGGGCTTAACCATCCTACTACATCGTCTTCTGCACCTGGTAGAATTTCTTTAGTAGCCCATTCATTATTATTATCTAAAATTGCAATTTCAAATGATTCATATTCTTCAATTAATTTTAAGTATAATTTAGGAGTACAGTATGCCATCTCACCACATACCACAGAGAGTCTATATCCATTTTCAAATGTATACCATCCTGCCCATCCTCTTCCGTTTGGATGTTTCTTAAATTTTAAATCGTTAAATGTTATCATAATTTTAATTTTGCGGAGAAGGAGGGATTCGAACCCCCGGATCCGTGAAGATCGCCAGTTTTCAAGACTGGTGCATTCGACCACTCTGCCACTTCTCCTATATTTACATTAAAGGTCCTGCACTACATGAATAGATAGCAGCCTTCATTCTCTGCTCTTCTAGCCATTTCATATAGGTCCAAATTTGTTTTAATCTTTTCATATTAATTATCTAATTGATAATCATCTGGTGGCAATTGCTCCAAATAACTTACAGGTACTTTATTCCATTTAGCTTCTGTTGTACTATTCTCATCAACTAATTTATCATAATCGTATTTACCTTTAATAAATTCGTTTAGTGCTTTACCTTGACTTTCAGCATTATTAAAAGACTCGAAATCAGAACGACTAACGCCGTTATATAAGTAGCTTGCATGATTAAAATTTACAATTAGTGTTTTAGTTTTGTAATTATACTCAGCTGATGTCAGTGTAGAACTGTCGTAATGTGATGTGATGTTGGTAATCATAAAATGTAATTTATGACTTATATCTGATATTTAGTAAAAGTTTCTAAGCTAATGCGTCGATATTCTTAATTTTAACACCACTTGAAGTAAGTGCCTTATTAAGTTGTTTAATTGCAGATATTACTCCAGAGTTATCTCCACCAGAAGAACTTGAACCACCGCCAGTAAATGCTGATTTAAGACTACCCATTGCGTTAGATATTGCATTACCAGAATCTGCAGTTGCAGTCATACCATCACCTACTGTAGTTTTAAATTCACTTAACATATCTGCTAGATTTTGTAGAGCCTCTTCAAGAGATTCTCCCATTGCAGCAAGTATATCAGTTGGTTCTCCACCTTCTGAAAGTACACCAAGTGCTTCAAACATTTTTCTAGTCTCAACAAGTTTATCAAGATCCATCGCATTAATTGCACCACTAATCTCTGGCATTGAATCTCCCATTCTAACAGTATTAGCACCAATTGTAGCCCATAACGTAGCCTGTTTAGCATAACCCTCTGCTCTAGATTTTTCATCAACTGGACCTACAAATGCTCCAAAGAACAATTTACCTTTTTCTGGATCGAATGTATTAATTGCTGATATAATACCTGGAACGGAATTACCCATTTTCTCAAAAGTATTTCCAACAGCAGAAATCATCCATCTTTGTTCTTTAATAGTTTGCGCATCTGTCCCCTCGTCTGGATTAGTAAATACTCCAATAATATCTGCCATTTTACCAGCAAACGCTTTAGAGTCCATCTTACCTACTATTTCAATAATGGTTTTTACAGATTCACCTAATTTCTTATATGGCTCGCCAATCATACTAACAATTTCAATACCCTTTTCAAAAGTGGTTTCGCCTTGCCACCATGATGATGTTTTAGCCTTGCCACCACCAATTGCCATAAGAGTATCTGTTAGAGCCTCGATTAACATTTGAGTATTGGTTTTTATCTTTGCTTTTAGACCTTCTGTATTTCCAATAGTCTGATAACCAGTAATTTTACCGTCTTTATCGTAAATAGGGAACTTTAACTTGGCCATAGCTTCTACACCTTTCGCTAGGTTTAATAGAGGCTCACCAATACCTGTTACAATTGCAATACCTTTTTCAATAGTAGATTTACCACCCCACCATGAACCGTCATTTGCATCTGGATTAGAACCAATTTGTGCAAAAGTACCGGAAAGTGAACCAACTAACATTTGAGTATTATCAGCAACTGCTTTAGCATCGTCTACGCTAAATTGTCTAAAGCCTGTAGCTTTACCTTCTTTATCAAAACCAGTTGGGAATTTAAGCAATGCCATATCTTGTACACCACCTGCAATATTACTTAAGGCTTGTCCCATATTCATTACAGATTCAATACCTTGTTGAACAGCACCGCCACCTGCTAAGAAGCCTAATAGACCGCCTGAACTTGGTTTACCAAAATCAACCTTCATTTTATTACCATCCGGGCCAATAATTTCTTGTTCACCACCCATTCCAATCTTAGCGAAAGGAACTGCAAGTGAACCAACCATCATCATTGTATTAGTAATTACTTTCTTGAATGCATCACCACCAATAGTCTCAAATTTTGTTGGGTTACCTTCTTTATCAAAGCCAATTGGGAATCTAAGATTGGCCATAGCCTGAACACCTTTAGCAATACCTGTAAGTGCCCTACCCATATTCATGGTTGATGCAACACCTATTGCAACTGTATTCTTTTTACCTAAGCCAAATAAGCCGCCACCGCCACCTCCAAATTTAACTTTAGTAATTGTGCCGTCTGCGCCTAGAACTTCCATCTCTTCACCAGCACCAATTTTATGGAATGGTACTGCTAATGTACCTAACATTAACGAGATATTTTTACCTAGTTCTGGTAAATCAAGTCCATCATTTTGTAGTTTAGCAAATCTTTTAAGACCAAGACCAACTGTCATTAAAGCAACACCTGCTGCAACCATTGCGCCTGAACCTAATAAGATACCTGCTGCTGTCCACGGCCACATAACAAATGCTTCACCAATTGCTTTAAAGACGGGTACTAAACCAGTCTTTTCATCGGTTAGTTTATCAATATTACCACCAGATAAAACTTTAGATATAACAGCAATACCCGCTCCTACTGCTAGTAAAGCAACACCTGCAACTATCATTGCTCCTGCTCCTAATGCAATAAACGCTGGAATTGGTCCTGCGCCTGCAATACCAAAGACTACACCTAGACCTCCAATCAGGGCCATTGTAGCGCCAATCATTGGCCAAGGATTTGAACCTAATGCTGCTGTAATAATTTTAAAACCTATTCCTATGACTATTAAGGATGCTCCGACAAGTATCATCGCGATAGCTCCTTTCTTAATAAATGATTCACCAACGCCAATTAATGCAAACGCAGCTGCTAATAGACCTATTACTAAGAGTGCTCCTAAACTTTTAGCAGCCTCTTCACCAGTAATATTGCCAATTATTTTACCAAAGAATAGGAGTGAAAGACCTAATACGATAATGGATAAAGAAACCCATAGCATTGATTTAGCTCCTGATTCAATATAATCTCCAGCAATGCCGATTAATGCAAATGCAAGTCCAATTCCTATTACAGTACCCATAACCATTAATACTGTTCCAATATTTGGCATAAGTACTTGGAATAGAGCTAAAGAAACACCTAATGCTAAAATTGATAGACCAGCAAACATAAGCCCTTTACCGGCTTTTTCCATGTTATCTACAACACCAAACTTTTCTAATACATAAAATGCTAATGCAATTGCACCAATTACAAATATTGATAAGATAGCACCTTTAATCGCAGGACCTGCAATTATACTAACTAGTGCAAATGTAACTGATAATGCTAATAGACCTAATGCAACATCTAGAATGGCATTACCCATGGTTTGCATTTTATCTAATACTTTGTCTGGAACTAAATATGCAATTAATGCAATAGTACCTATTAATAGAACACTTACTAAAGCTCCCTCAAGTGCAGATTTTGAAATTAAAGTAGTTAATGCTAAAGTAGCTGCTAACATCAGTATTGATTTACCGACATCTCCCATCATTTTAACCTTCTCTAGCTTTTCTTGATCTAAATTCTTAGTACCAAAATTAATACCTGCTACAAGTGCTCTTAATGTAAGTGCTATGAGTGGAGTACCTATTACTGCCACCATTAATAATGGGGCGGCTAATACCATATATCCAGCAAACTTTAGTATTGATTTACCAACATCTCCTAGTAGAGTAAAACCTGATGCTAAGCCTTCCATTTTGGCTTTAACTTCTTCTCCGGTATCGTCTAGATTATTTATAGCGTCTACAACAAATTGCAAACCAGTACCAAGCGGCTCCATGGCAGGTGCTATGAGTGCAATTGCCATTGAATTAGCAAGAGAGCCCATACCTTTTTTACCACCTTTTCCGTCTCTAATATCTTCAATGGCAGTGGCCATGGCATCCATTCTATCATAGAATTCGCCACCTACTGCTAATGATACTGCAGTATTTTCAGTATTAACTGCTATTTGACCTAGAACATTGCCCTGGCTACCTAACTTGTCGAAGGCGCCAGCTAATGATTTCATGAAATTTTGAGCCATGTATAAGTACCGCTGATTATTTTTTAGTATATAAGAACACCACTGTAAAAAGTGGTGCTCCTTATTACTATATTATATATCTCTACAACTTCGGCATCTTAATAGATGGAGACTTGAGAGATGGGGTGCTTGGCATCTTAGGCGTTTTATATTGAGATTTCATTGATGACATCTGATTCGCCTGTTGTTCTTGTTGCTCCCCTTGCTGTTTATTCTTATTCTTGATGTATTCCGAAAGATTCTTAACGTAGTACCAAAATTCGTAGTAATACATATTTTCAATCTCGCTCGGTTGCATCCTAAGATGAATACCCAGGTAGAACTTTGTCTTAAAGTAATTCTCCAGCGAGATCTGAAATAATGAAAAGACTTTTGATGCCACCTGGGAACTCAAGAGGGGCTTTCACCAACTCTCCTTCAAAGGTAGTTTCTAGTGTAGTAGATACACCAATTTTCATTCTTTCAGCTAATCTATAGATTACCATGAACTTTTTCTCATCCCATGCTTTATAGTCAACTTCGTGTTGGAAAATCTTACTTAAACCTAAAGTTCTCCAATCTGGTTGCATATAAGGCAATACCTGAATAAATGCTCTATCAAAATCTTGATCTTTTTCTTGTCTATCTTTAAGATATGAAGTAATCTCTTGCATAACACCAATTGTAGGTGGTTTCATTCTAACTTCACCAGCAGAACGTGTTTTGATTACATAAGTTCTTTCTTTTTCAGAATAATATCTTTCGATTTCTTCATCAATTTCACTTGGAACTAAATTCTTAACAGCTAATTCAACGTCAACTTGTTTTTTAGTTTTTTCAGTTTTACCTTTTAAAACTAATTTGTTTTCTGGCTCAGGAAAGGTAAGATCTCTAATACTTAATAAAACAACAATTCTATCCTCTTCTAAAAGATCTTTCCAAGAAAGTCTTTTCTTATCTGCAGTTATCTGCATACAAGTTTCAACAATAGAATTTAACTTTTCTTCCATATCGATGTAATTATTTTCATCCATAGTTGAAAAGTGTCTAATTTCTGCAGCCTTTGCAGATCTAATTTTAATTACAGCATTAGCAGGATAAAATTTACCCTGAGATGGTAATGTAGTTAAATCTAATACATGCCATCCTAAAGCAGAATCAGTAGATTGTGCTTTTTCTGGTGTAAAATTACCCATATTAACTTTGCCTAAACCGCCTTCTGTAATCGCGTCTTCAATATTTGAAGCCTGTTCATCAGTAGATTCAACCTTAGGATTGTTAATAGCATCTTTAGTCTCTAGTGCTTTTGCCATCTTTTGCTCTTCCGGAGTCAATTTGTTTTTGTCTTCGCTCATTTTTATTTACTTTTTAAGTTTTTAAGATTTTGTTTAATGTAGGATCTCTGCTCTACAGTTCTCCTATCAAGTTCTAATTGTATAAGGGATCTGATAAATGCACTTACAGATACAGGACGTCTTTCCTGATCCAGGGCGTCATTTAAAATAACCCTATTAACTTCTCGGACCTCGTCCTCGGTCAATAGAACCTGTAGTTTTTTTGTTAGTTTATCACTCATAATCTCTTATTATTAGGATATTATATTATGTTTTTCAAAGTTAAAAAAAGAACGTGTTGTTTAGACACGTTCTTTATGATTTAATTCTATTAAATTACGCTAATTCTTCTGAGTAAGTATCACACTTCCAAGTTACATCCATTGATACTGCATCTTGAGTTTCGTAATTTAGATCTGCGTTTAAGTTTACACCTGATGTAATGAAACAGTCATCTAAAGTTACTTTTCTGTAAATGTCACCTTCTCTATTGAATTGTACAACAACAATAGTACCTACATAATTCTTCTTAAGACCCATTTCGCCAGTTTCAGGATTGTAAGCTGCTCTGTACCATTGTCTTAATGTTTTGTATATGTAAGCCTGATTCGAATCGTTTAGGTTTAGAGAGAAATTAATCGTAATGTCTAGCGATGTAGTCCCAGGCATACCTGCGAAATTTCTTTCTGCAAATTTATATTTTTGTGGAACTGCAGCTAATTCAACACTAAGTCCGTCTAAACCAGTGATTGTATTAACTTGCTGTAAGAGCATCTCTGCGCCAGTAACACCTGCTGGAGGTAATAATGTTACCTCAAATAGGTTACCTTGTACTGGTTCGAAATTCCTACCTTTCTTTTGAGTTTGGTCCTCTGAATAATGTGGTAAAGCCATATCTTTTATTTCTTATTTTATTTATATATCGTTATTTTATTATGCAAAGTTACCTGTTGCGATCTCTCCTGTATTTAATACAGTTACCCTAGATACTAGAATCTCAAGACCTTTAACTGGTTCAACGAATGTATCAAGAATACCCATGTTGTTATCGATCACCTCAGTTGTGTTGTTTGAAGTGTCCATGATGTTCTTGTAGTCGTATACACCACCATCTTTCTTAACTGATTCCATAAAGTTATCAGCTAAAGTTTTGATTTCTAATCTAGTTTGAGCTGTATTAAACTCGAATAGATAGTTTTTAAGAATTTCAGCTAAACCATCTTCAATATAGATAAGAACTTCTCTTACGTGTGCTGAAGATAAGGCTGATTGAATTCCTTGCTGTGCAGTTTTATTACCTTTGATTGTTAAACCAACGCCTCTTTCAAATACGATTGGGTTGTAACCAAATGGTTCAAGTACATCTCTATCATTCTTATCGAATGAGAATTCTAAAGATTGAACACCTGTTCCACCTACAACACCTCTTCTTGGGCCTGCGATGATTGACCATGGTAATGCATCTAAATATTTGTCAATATAGTTATTTGATACGTAAGCTGCTGGTGGAATAACTTTAGTTCTACCGTTCTCAATTACGTTAAGACCAGGACCGTAGTAGAATGCATAGTTTGCACCTTCATTGATCGATGGTAATGTGTAAAGAGCTGTTGGGTTTAACTCTAAGTTACCTCCTGTTGCAACGTTATTCACGTCAAATGCACCAGTGATAGCATTTAAGAATGATGGGTTTGTAGAAGCTTTTAATTCTTTCACCATTGGTGCGTTAAGAATTGCAGAAGCGTTCTGTCTTTCTTTACATAAGAATGATAATTCTTCTTTGTTTAAGATTCCACCGTTCTCTAATGAACCGAATGTATCAACTACATATCTAAATGTAATATTATCTTTATCTACTAAAGCGTTACCTAAACCAGTACCTGGCTTAATTGCTGATAGTAATTCTGCAATACTTTTTGCAGTTTGAGTTGCTCCTTCTAATGGGAATGTCTTATAGAATCCACCTGCATCCTCATATCTCTTAAGAGAGTATGATGGTCTTGAAGAAACTGCTCTATGTGTTTCAAATCTGTAGTAAGTAGTTCCGTTAACAACAGTTTTAACGATCTTTTTAATTCTAGATAGTTTACCACCGTCACCTGGTACATACATGCCTACTTTAATATCTGAATTCCAAGTTGCATCATTTGAACCTGATAATGTGAAGATACCTGCACCGTTATCAGTAAATGTCCATCCTTCTGATAATGTTGGGAACATTTCTGCTCTTGCATTTGGAGTTAACGTCCATACATCAAATGATGTATTAATACCCGCAAAGAAAGCTGTTAATGAATTACCAACACCACCGTATTGAGTACTAAATGAAAGTCCACCTGCACATGAGATTGTTAATTCACCATCTTCTACAGAAACATTTGAGATAGCAACATACTCACCAGCGTTAACTGATTCTAAGAAGTTACCAACTACAATTGATTCGTAAGATGTTGGTGTTGCATCAACTACAATATTACCATCTTCATTAACAATAAAGTTAGCGTTAGATGCCCATGGAGCTGGAGTACCTGGATTATATTTTTCATAAGATTTTGAAATAGCACCAGAAGCAACGATTGTTACTTGACCTTCACCATTTGCACCCGAACCAGTATTAGTGATACTTTCGATCTTAACATATTCACCTCCAACATAAGCTTCTAAGTATTTAGAATCTGTAATACCATGTAAAGAGGATAAGTTAGCTGCACTTAAAGCAGGATCGTTACCTTGGATGGTTAATGTTGAACCAGCAACTGATACGATACCAGCCTGTGCTGTTAAATCTACGATAGATTCTGCAGCTACTTGCTTCACTTTATGAGAAAGAATCTCATAATCTTGGTAGATGTCAAAGTTGTTACCTACTAGATCAATTTGTGGAAGTGCATCTTCTTGTACTGCACAGAATAAACCAGTTCTTCTAGCCTCCATATTAATTAGAGTCTCGATATACATTTGGTTACCTTCTGCATCAATAAATTCAGGAATTAATGATACACCATTATATTGTGCTAACAGAGTTACTTCTCTTAAACCAGCAAACTTAGCGAATTCTGATTTTAATAACCCGTCTTGAGTAAAGTAGTTTCCGTAGTTTGGATCGTTATTTAATTCAGCAGCGTCAAACTTGCCTTTAAATACAAATACATCTACTAGGTAATCTGATACGTACTCATCTGCATCAATACCTTCTGGAATATTTGATTCACCATACCATTCTCTTGCTGTTAATTCAAAACCTCTAACATCTCCAGCTTGTCTAATGATAACTGTGATTGGATCTTGTTTGATATTAACAAATGAGATTGCGTGGTTTGTGTCTTCTGCAGCAGCAGATAAAAGTTTTTCATCTGAAGGATTCCAAAACTTGTCTGTATCAAATACAGCATTAAATTGCTTTGAAGCAGCATTTGATGCTTGTAATGAATTAGCTGATAAACCTTCTTGTGATGAGTTAGTTGCTGGAGAGAAAATTGATACTCTATCAGCAGTATCTGCACCAGTTAAGTTTAATGCTAGAATAGGACCTCTAGATAAAGCCTCGATAGCTGATCTGTGGAAGAACATTCCTTTCTTTTCTAACGACTTGTCTACACCACCGAAAACTTGCTTGAATTGTTCTACATCTTCTACTAATACTGGAGTATTGTAAGGACCCTTTTTAGATCTACCTACAACTAGTCTAATAGTTTCTGCAGGGATGTTAACAGTCTGTGACTTGTCAAACTCTAAGCGATATACGCCCGAGCTTTTGAACTGTAATAATTGAGGACTTAATGCCATAATCTTTTAGTTATTATTTTTTATTCTTTTATTATATATCCTTGTCTTTCTGCAAATTTATTTCAATAGGTCATAAATATCATATTGTAAATCACCCTGCTGATCACTATCTTTAAATAGTATCGCTTCCATCTCGTCATGGAGCTCAGGGTCTATGAAATCTAAGATCTCTTCCACAAAGTCTGCATAGTCTGTTGTATTAAAAAATTCGGTTGCAGTGATGCAAGTCATTATCACGTCATCATTGCCCATTTGGGCTCCATAACTTCCATTTGGTAAAGTACCAAAAAGACTAGCTTCCGTCACTGTAACTTCATCAGTTAAATCTAATCTATTTATCTTATACAATTTTGCGAAATTCTGGCAGAAGATAGCTTTATTGTCAGATTTTAGTTTAATACCTGGTTTTAATGACCTTCCATCATGTCGGTGTTTAAATTTAACTATCATCTCATCATCAAAGTCATTTCTTTGTGGAAATATACTTCTTAGATATTGGAATAGAACTGTACCATAAGTATTATACTCCACGATCATCTTTACGTTTTCTGGATAAAATACATCTACTGCTAAAGTATATAGTACTTTTGCAAAATCTTCAATCACATGTTCGTTTGATCTAAATCTAGCTACTTGTGTAAATTTAAAAAAGTCATACATCGCACCAGGATTAATAACGTTCTTAATTTCTTCTGTGTTCATTGGATTAACCTGAAAGACATTAATTACCGATGAGTCACCACCATTACCTTCTGCAATATCTACAGAGAATACCCAAAAGTTTTCTGGGTCCTTACATGTATCAATATCAAAGTCTGGATCCCATTCTAAGAAACCTTTTGTATCAATTGAAATATAATCAAATTCATCAAAGTCATGATAAACATAGGGCTTCATTCTCTTTCTCATCTTCTTCATATCGACTGGGTCTAATAGGAGGTTAGATGAGCTGACGAACTCATTTCCATATTGTTTATTAAATGCTTCAATTGAACCTAAGTTCGCTAATTCTCTTTCATACCAAGCCTCATCTCTATCTGGGTGTTGCCACCAGTCAATTCTTGTCCCTAAGTATTCATTATCACCACGTTCTGCCGCAGCATAGATTTGATAGAACTTATTAAATCCATTTGGCGTAGATGTAATTGTTATTCTTGAGACTTTCGACGAGGACAACGTAGGATATACGTTCTCATAGAAAGAGTCTGCTATCGATGGATGGACGTGGGCAAACTCATCTAGGTATAGATTATGGATTGTAAAACCAATACCGGATTTTGCCGTGGTAGACTGTCCTATTAGTCGACAACCATTATCACATCTTACATTCATCACATCATATTTGATAATACCAGGTTTCATAAAGAACGGTAAGTTCTCAATTACTGTTTTGGCTTTATCAATAATTTCTTTTGTTGAATCAGATTTGTTGGCAAGTAACAGAGTGTTCTTATCCATATTAAATGTCAAGTACCATGCATTAAAAATAGATGCAGTTACTGTTTTACCCATCTGACGAGATGCTAATACAATATTAAATCTATCTTTTTGGAAATTCCTCAACATATCTACCTGATAATCTCTCAGCTTTACCTGTTGAATACCCTCATCTGTCATTACCACCGCATACTTCTCTGCAAAATAGACAATATCGTTGGCGCATCTAGCTAACTCTTGAATTTCCTCATCAGTATATTCAAATACAATATTACCCTTCTTTAGAAATTGTCTACCCTCGTAGAATGGTAACTTGATCTTAGGGCGATAACCCTGGTCCATAGCAACCAACAAGTCGTTGATTTGCCTGGTAGACCAGACAATTCTCTCCGAGGCTGCCTGTGGCCCTTCCTCTTTGGGAATCCATTTATTATCTCCTATTCCGTCTGACATTTATTCTTCTGTTGGTTCAACGTCTTCAATATCCTCTTCTTCAGCAGCTCCGTGTATACCTGCTTGAATTGCGGCCATTAAGTCTTTTGTACCTCTTTGGATATTTTTATTACCAGTATCTCCACCAGCACCTTCGATTTCAGATTGATTTGCTCTTTGCTGATATATCTCAATATCTCTAGCAATTCTTTTTGTACCCTCTTCTGCTGCCATTAAGTACATTGTCTGAGATTTAATAATATCTAACATTGACTTTTGTAGAGTTGCTAACACCTCGAACATTCTTGGTGCTAATTCGCCAGAGTCAATTGTTTCTAATAGAGTGGTTAAGGCTTTTTCACCGGCTTGTAGCTGATATATCAAAGATGACATAGTCATCTCATCCATTTGCTTTTTAGCTTTAATATACTCGTCTTTCTCAATAATATCTGCATCCAGATAGAATTTCATTAAAGAAGTTATAGTTCTTTGTGCCTTCTTTGTTGCACCAGCTTTTAACTCAGTATAATTAACTAATGGCGCTAAAGCAGTAGGCTTAGCCTGAATAGGCAAATCCTTAGGATCGTTATCAACATCAAGAGGAGAGTCTCCAATTAATGCATCTAATTCCTGCCTAATATCATCTGCTTGTTCTGCTATTGTTTTTTTCTTTTCACTCATAATATAATATTATATTCTATATATCTAGAAAATTTTATAGCAAAATTTAATGATAAAAAATTAACCAAGTGGTTCAATGCCGTTAGGTGGCGTAAGGTGATGTTTAGACTCTGGTTTCCAGTCTTTTAAATAATATTCTCTTAACTTTTTTCCTAGTTCGGAATCATTTGGCGTGTCTTCTACAAGTTTCATAACTTGTTTAAATCTATAATACGTGCCGTCCATAATTTATTATCGGTTTTGGTTATACTTTCTTAATTGAATAGAAGGAACTGCATTGTCAATAATCTCTGCTAGGTGACTATCTCTTACAATATATTGCTGTAACATATTTGTATGCTGATCCTTTCCTATTGTTTGGTTAAATAATCTAATATTCGTAACAGCTAAATTACCAGGCATTAGCGAATATTGTTTTTGAGTTACCCATCCTTGCGCAGCTGTAATTTCAAAATTGTGATCCATCACATTTTCTAATGTATCTGAAACTGGCATAGATGTTAATTTATTACTATTTGGATTTAGCTTGTATACATTGGCTGAAGTATTTAAGTACTTATTATTTAGATTATACACTAAGCCGTACCAATTACCATTAACTGGTGGTGTAGCAAATCCATATTCTAGAATTAAATCATTAATATATGCTTTAATAAAAGTTTGATTTACTGTTATTTTTATACCTTTACCTCCTTGCCATCCATCAAATATAGTTTGCTCTTGGGTAGCAGAAGTCATATTAGGTTTGAACCATGTGGTTATTGCTAAATTATTAGTATTCGGTAGTTGTGAAAATTTCTTGTATAATAAACATTCAATACCTCGATCTTTTACAGATTCTAAATCATAATGGTTTTTTGCAACAATCGTCCACTTGTTTCTAAGTTCTTTATCTGATATAACTAAACCGTTATGAATTCTATCTCTAACTCCATCTCCTACCTCAGAGAATACAGTTTGATATTGTGTAGATTTAGTAGTTTTTTCAAATTCATCTTTTTGCTCAGCACCAAATACTTCTTCAACACCAGTATAAAGATCATCTAATTGTTGTTCCATTGCTTGACCCTCAGCAGTATCTGTATCTATAATACTTGACGTACGTTCTTCATATTTAGATAACATTAATCTCCAGTAAGTCATGGTTTGATTAAACTCATCAGCAAAACTTACAGAAGATACTTCATACATTCTATTCATAATTGGAATGTACATATAGTCTCTAGGCCTTGGATGAATACCTGGTCCAAATGCTGCTTCCATTTGACCTTTTGTAATATGGATTTCAAAATCCTCGAAGCCCATTCCAAAAATATCATATTGGAATTCTCTAGTAGGCATCTCATTATCAGGAACCATAATCTTTAGGTTCCCTTGTTCTTTTACATTATATAGAGAATATTCTTTTAAGATTACATCTCTAGATCTTTGATCAGGTTCAACTCTAAAATACTGAGTATCATGTCCCCACATATTAGCAGATAATTCACTAATCTCTGAATATATCGCAGTAGGTTTACTTAAATTATATGGATCGTAAATAGGGTCTGAACAATCAATTACTACATTTGTACAACCTGCTAGATATGGGTCATCACAATCTGTACAAAGTTGTGGACAAGATTGTATTGTACCGTCTGCTGTTTCTAATTCGAAAGTAACTGAAAGTAAACTTAAACTATGTAAAGATGAAAGTCTATGAACTTCTGCTTTTACATCAATCCAAAGTGGTTTTGTTGGATCAAAAGTCATACCTAGTAAATCTCTTGGGCCAATACTATTATTCAAAGGCCTTAACTCCGACATCTGTCCACCATCACTAGAAACGCTATCCTGTGACCATCTGAAATCATAGTTAAAATAATTATCTGCGTCTGTATATTCATAAAATTTTACAGCACTTGCAGAAAAACCAGCAGAGTCTACAGTAGTAATAACATTTCCGTCAACGCTATTAACCTGAAATATTTGAGACCCTGCAATAAACAAATTACCGGGACTTAAATTAAAATTAGTACCAGTACCAATAATTGTCGTACTACCTTGAGTTATTGCTAAAGTACCTACTGAATTAGGTGAGTTTACACCCACTAAAATATTCCAAGAAATAATACGATTAACATTCGTATATGGTTCCTGTAATTTAGCGAAGAAGTAATCCCCGATAGCATTCGCTGTAAAATTTGTTACTGCCATATTAAAAGAGTCTTAACTCTACTATTTTTATTATATATCTGACTCCCAATCGGTGATTAAAAGCATTTCAGGATTATCTTGTTCGTGGTGTTCTAATGCGTGAATAAATGCATTAGTTACACCCAAAGTTTCAACTGTATTATTCTCAGATTGAAATAAATCTAAAGACTCTAAAAAGTCTTTTACTCTAAATATACTAAACTTATCTCCTTCTTTTAAAAGACCAGCTCTTACTAATATAGAATTAGATAAATGTAATTCGTGCATATTAAATAGATCAAACATACGAATACTCCCTCGTAGTGTTTTAATATCGTATTTAATAGTCTTAGCTTGATCTACTGTTACAATTCTATTATAGCTAGAATTTTTATTTAGATTAACTTTAATATATTTTAGGTTTGGCATAGTATCAAAAATCTGCCAAATAAAATAAATTGATGTAGCCTCTTTATGTATGTTTATACCACTAACAGATTTAAATCTATTAACATCTTTCTTAAAACCATATTCTAAATATTGAAGCATACGGTCTTTACTAACTAATACTACGTCATCGCTAGTTCTTTTTGCCTCGCTATCTCTATTTAATATACCCCATAATTTAAGATCTATTGAGTTATATTTGTAAAGAGTAATGTCTATGATCTCTGTAAAATAGTCTTCAACTTTTTGCATAAACTTGTATCTGTTCTTCAATTTTTTTCAAATCAGCGAAAAGATGGTCTTTAGCAAAAAGTTTTAATTCATTAAATTCTCTGCTTCCAATCTCGTTCCTGTCCATATATATGGTAACAGCCCTTTCACTTGGAATATATTTATCTGCTTTATTTTTAGCAGCCTTTTTGGTTTTAGTATAGAACCAACCTGGAACAGATTTGAATCGAGAAGCAACAGTTGCCCAGCATTCTACTACATTACCACCATTAATACCATTAATATTAAATAGTTGAGCATTACTAGGATATTTAATAGACATAAAACGATTAATCATAAAATGATGTCGCTTCTTTGTACTATTCTTTAATGTATTATATTGGGCTCTTTTCGTGAACATTATCTTCACGAAGTCAAATAGTTTAGTTTCGTCTAACATGTTTATTATATGTTAATAAGTGGTAAAGTTTACTTACACCACTCGAGGAATGCCATATTATATGCTTCCTCATAAGAATATCCTTCTTTTAAAAGTTTATTAGCCCATTTGGTAACTTCAGCTTTTAAACCATAAGCATTAGCTTCAGCTAGAATTTCTTCAATTAATAAATGTTCATCTAAAGTCATTAGAATAACTTTTTAGTTGGATCTTTTTTTGATGTCTTCTTAGTCTTTTTACCTACTAACTTCATAGGAGACTTTGGATCTTCTTTTGGAATATCCATACCTGCGAAAGGGTCTGGTGCAAAGTTAGCTTTCTTAGCTCCTTCTAACCAATCAGTACCTTCTAGTATTTTATCCATCTCCATAATAGACTCTTTTGATTCAATTGCTCCTTCCCAATCTCTTTCAATAGCTTCATAGATAGCTTTTTGAATTGGATCTGGGATAGTTTTATTATGCAATAACATTAGAGCAATATTGGTAGTAAGATTAGTCTTAATTAAAGTAGTATTAGTATGTCCTATTACTCTATAGATAATATCTGATAGAATATCTTTTGCTTCTGATGAAAACAAGAAGTCAATTGTAAAGTTGTCATACTCTTTAATGTATTGTTTCCAGATAGTCTCTGCAGTTTTATCTGTGATAGAATAGTTTCTAAGTTTACCATTCTTCATTTCTTTTTGCCATGTAACAACTGACTGGATATTATCTGATTTATCACCTACAAGTATTTTCTTAAAGATAAACTCATCACAGTCAATCTCTTCTGTTTTAATCTTATTAGCTTTTATCCAGTCCATAATATCGTTTTGATAATTATCACGCAACATAGACTGACCGCCCATATTGAATAACATATCATCATTTGAAATTTCTGCAGTAGCTGAAGTATTCATATCCCTTTCGAAACCTTTATATGCATAAAGTGTTTTCTTAGTATTGTAATACCACAGTGTATGTGCATCGTTGGTTTGTGAATAGTTAACTAATTGAATTAGATCGCGATCACCTGACCATACAATACATGATTTACCTCTAGCATTTAGAGCGGCTGACCATCCGAAGATAACATCATCTGCTTCTGCGCCTTGGATCTGGTGTACAGTAACACCCTTGCTTGCTACAATCTTTTGAAATTCTTCATAGACTGCATATACCGATGGCCAGTCTACAGTTTGGTTTTGCTTTCTTGTACCTTTATAGTCTGATGCTGGAAATAGATCTTTACGCCAAGACTTTGAGTCTACAGCTAATAATACATCATCTACAAACATCTTAAGCTTACGCATCTCTGATGCAAAGTCAATAGATAATTTGCGCATAAACTGCGCTCGTTGTTTATCATCAGCAAGTAATTTGCCTTGCTTTGGTTTCGGTAATACGAATAGTCTACTGAAGACAAAGTAGTTACCGTCGATTAATAGTGTATGTTTTCCCACTTTCATATCTTATGTTTGTTATGCTTTTCTAGTACTAATATACGAAAAATATCTGACATAGAAAAATTATTTAACACTTTTTTTAGCCTTTAATTATTCCTTGTATCTCATAAACGCAACTTAACATTGTGATTACGGGATCTATTACATGAACTCTCTGCTGTTGGTGTTTAGCTACAGAAATAATGATCTGTGGGATATGCTTAACCGATTGCAATTGTTCTTGTTGTATATATTCTATAAACTCTTCGCCTAACGATTGTAGAATATCATCGACTCTATTAGAATAATTACTAACTAGTAGTTGATAGTTTTTAGCTGGATCAGTCTCGTTAAAGATTAATTCAAATACGTCTTTATAGACTGAGTTAAATCTCTTTACATCTCCAACTGTAATATTATTTGTACCTTGAGTTTTAAACCCTTGTAATTTGTTAAGCGTAGATCTAAGATCTGGGAAGTTACGCCTAACAAATTCTACTAGAGCATCTTTCTCAATTGTCATTTCTTCCTGTTTACAAATATCATATACTCTACGAATATACTTCTTTGTTAACTCGGTCTCCTCTTCTTTATCAAAGTCAAAGTTAATGACTTCAAATCTAGATAGGATTGGGTCTGGCAACTTATTGATATAGTTACAAGTTGCGATAAATCTTGAATTGGATGCAAATTGCTCCATAGTAGCACGAAGTGCTTTAAAGAACTGATCTGATACACCATCGACCTCATCTAGGATAACTACCTTAAACATCCCAGGCCCATCCATAATTGAGACTGTAGAACAGAAATCTGTAATTCTAGTTCTAATTACATCTACAGAGGTATCTGTGGACGCGTTGATGTACAAATAAGGCAATCCAAACTGATTGACAACGGCTTTTGCAGTAGAGGTCTTACCTGTTCCTGGTGAGCCTGCAAATAGCATATTCTGGACTAGTCCGTCTTTGAACTTATTCATTACTGCATCAGGCAGTATTAGTTCTTCTAAATTTTTTGGCCGATACTTCTCGGTAAAAAGTTGGTTTATTGATTGCATACAACTATAAGTTTAATTGTTATAGTATCAGATGGCTAAAATGTTTCATAGATAAATATACTATATGAGTATACGAATTGAGAAGACAGGAGGCCCATGGCCAGCAAACCGATACGGTATTGTTCTAAAGTACTTACCAAGATTCTTAAGAAAGTTTCTAATAACTCACAGGAATCTTGCTAAATGGTCTGATGATGACCAATTCATGGAATGTGTTTTAAAGATACAGCGACCGAATTCTAGAACTAATACTAAGATTTATTGGGATGTGATAAATGATAGAGCAATAGATGAAAAAGGTCTAGAGCGTTCCTATAATACTATTGATTGGTATTGCGCCATTTCACTTAAACCTATTAGGGCTAAGTTTATGAATTTCGATTTAAAGAATTTCATACACCCTGAATATTACGATGTCTTAGAAGCGCCAATGGTGGATAGTCGTATACTTAAATCATCAGTTGACTTTCGCAAGAAATGCAAAAAACTCCTGCTCGCAGAACGAGAGGAGTTTCTTAAACTTGCTAAAAAGAACGCTAAGTCTAATTTATCTACTTAGAATTATTTTCATTTTATCAGCAATTGACATTGACTCATGTAATTCAATTTTCTGATTTATACCTAAGTCTTCTTTTAAAGAATCCCAAGTTAATTCTTTAGATTCGTTCTTGGTTTTTTGTTTTTTCTTAATTTCATCGAATTCTCCCTTCTTAACTGCTTTTAAATCTTTTGCAGCCTGGTCTACAT